AAGGGTGAGTGTACATGGTAAACAGGATAATACCGGGAAACAGGAATAAGACCTACTACCGGCCTTGCCCCAGATGCGGGGCAAACCTTGACCCCGGCGAAAAATGCGACTGTGAGAGGGGCGCGGCTATGGTGATTCCGTTTGATAAAGAGCGCGTAGAAAAGACCCTGCAAGCCTTTTCTACTCTGTGGGCTAAGACCCCGGAGCTTGACCGGGACGCTATCGAAAGGCAGCTTATCGGCGGCACGATCTTAGGCGTATACCCGCTTACCGGCATGACCGGGGACGGCAAAACATACCTTAGCGGCCTTTCCCTTGCTATCAAGAAGCTGGATAGCCGGGACGTTATCACGCTGGATATTGATACCATGTTAGGCGGCGACTATGAAGCCGATACCGGCGTAAAAATCGAAATGGGCTATGTAGAGCCGGAGGAAACGACCTTTATTTAAGCCCTGTAAGCCGTTTTTGCGGCGGCAAGTGGGGATTTACCCGCCTTGACGATCTGAAAACGCCTTAAAACGGCGAATTTAGAAAGGGGAACGACCATGAAGGAAACCCGGATTATAGAAATAAGAGCCGATGCCCCAGCAGGGGCAGATAGCCTTGTTTTGTGGGGAAACCCTATCGTTTACGATAGCCCCACAGAGATAAACGACCCGGCAGGGGGATTTATCGAAATCATACAACGGGGCGCGCTGGACGGGGCAGACCTTTCAGACGTTCGATTGCTATACAATCACGATCTGAACAAAGTACCCCTTGCCCGTACCCCTAAGACGATGCAGCTTGAAGTAACCCCGGCAGGGCTTACCATGAGGGCGGCATTGCCTAACACGGCAGAAGCGGCAGCGGTACACGAGGCGGTAAAGCGCGGCGACCTTTCCGGCATGAGCTTTGCGTTTACCGTCCCTGTGGGCGGCGATCAGTACGACCCGGCGACCAATACCCGGACTATCAAGCAGATAAGCAAGGTATACGAGTGCAGCGTTGTACCCTTTCCGGCCTACCCCGCTGCAAGTGTGGAAGCCCGCAGCGCACAAGCCGCAAGCAAGAAAGCCTTTGAGGAAAGGCAAAAGGCTAAAATACTTATCAATCAGATTCTGAAAGTGAGGATTTAAGGCTATGAAGTTTAAGACCGTAGCAGAAGCCTTTAACCACTACCGTAACAAGACCGTTGCGGAGCTGGAACAGAGGGCAAGGGAAATTCAGAATACCATTGATACCGACGCAGCAGCCGATATTGAAGCCCTCAATATCGAATTGCGGGGTATCAAGGAAGCCCGCGAAAATATCGAACTGCGCAGCGCGGGAACCCCGGCAGCGCAGCAGGGGCTTAACGTCATTACCGGCATGAACGCCCAGCAGCAGCAGGGCGGCGTTACCTTCGGTGACAACGTGCTGGAAACCAAGGAATACCGCAGCGCGTTCTATAAGACCCTGTTAGGGCAGCAGCTTTCCCCGGTGGAAAAGGCGGCTTTTGATGCCGGCATGAAGGAAGCCGAAAAGCGGCAGGACGCTTTCACCAGCAGCACGGACGCTATCAAGGTGATTCCGACCACTACCCTTAATGAAATCATTGAGAAAGCCCGCAAAATGGGCGGCTTGATGCCCGAGTGCCGCGCTTTCAACATGCCTACCAAGATTGCTATTCCTGTCACCAGCCCCAGCGATAAGGCAGCGTGGCACATTGAGGGCGCGGCGGTGGACGCTGAAAAAGTCGTGCCGGATAGCGTTGTCTTTGACGGCTACGAAATCATGAAGGTATTCGCCATCAGCGCGAAAGCCCGCAAAATGAGCATTGCGGCCTTTGAAAGCTATCTGGTCAATGAGCTTTCCGCCTGTGTCATGGACACTATCGCGGACGCGATCATTAACGGAACCGGCAGCGGACAGGGAACCGGCTTGCTTACCGGCATTACATGGGCTACCAGCGGAACCGGCAAGAATACCGTTGAAGCCGCCGCAACCGGCATTACCTACGCTGATACCGTTGCTACCGTGGCCATGCTGAAGCGCGGCTACTCCAAGGGTGCCAAGTGGGTTATGAACAATGCGACCCTCTACAATGTCTTTTATGGCATGGTAGACAACAACAAGCGGCCTATCTTTATCGCAGACCCCAAGAGTGAGGAAGTCGGGAAGATTCTCGGCTTTGAGGTGGTCATTGACGATAACATGCCGGACGATACCGCGATTCTCGGCAACTTCCAGTACATGGGCTACAACCTGCCGGAAGGTATCGTTATCGAAACCAGCCGCGAAAGCTCTTTCCGTAAGGGCTTGATTGACTACAGGGCTATGGCTATTGCGGACTGCAAGCCGATTCTGCCGGATGCCTTTGTCAAGCTGTGCAAGGCGGCAGCGTAAGAACCAGCAGCCGGGGGCATAGGGCGACTTATGCCCCCGCATTTTATGAGGGGGTACAGCTATGCTTATGACGCTGGATGAAGCCTGTAACGTGCTGCACGTTGACAGGGGGAACAATGATGAACTGATACAGAGCCTTATTGATACCATGCCGGACTATATCGAACTTTCTACCGGCATGGACAGGGAACAGCAGCAACGGGAACCGCTTGTAAAGACGTGCTGCAACTTCCTGCTTATCCTGTGGTATCATGCAGATCATAGCGACGATATGAAGCTACAGCGGACTATAGACAACCTTTTGAAGTGCATAACCTTATGTGTGCATAGGTAAGAGAACATGAAGGAATACGCAAAGGGCTTTTACCATTCTAAGGAATGGAAAAAAGTAAGCAGGTTATACATGGAAAGCCGTAATTATATGTGTGAGCGTTGCGGCGACGTGGCGTCGATCTGTCACCACAAGACCTATATTAACCCGCACAACATAAACGACCCCAGCATAACCCTAAACCCGGATAATTTAGAGTGCCTTTGTCAAGAGTGCCACAACAAAGAGCATTTCAAAAGGCGGTACAGCCCTACCGGCGTTACCTTTGATGAAAACGGGAACCTTGTAAAAGCCCCGGACGCTTTCATAGTATGCGGGGCAGCTGGAAGCGGCAAGAGTACCTATGTACGAGAAAACAAAGGCAAGAATGATATAGTCTTTGATTATGACTATATCTGTGCTGCAATCATGGGTACAAAGCAGATACACGGCAACCATGATATAGCCCTTAGCGTAGCGGCAGATATGCGGGAAGCGTTTCTGCAATGCGTAGAACAGCATAAAGGGCAATGGGATAAGGCATGGATTATAACCGGCACGGCAGATAAGGGGATGCTTAATTACCTTGCCTACCGTCTGAAAGCGGAAGTTATCATTATGCCTACTACCCTTGAAGAATGTACCGAAAGGATAAACAACGACCCGGACAGACCTAACAAGCTATTCTATATCAGGCTTGCAGAAAAGTGGTTTACTGCATGGGGGGAACAGCATTGAACTATGTTGAGCCGATCAGGGACGTAAAGACCATACAGGATATAGCGGACTATCTCAAAGAGAAATCCGCTAAGTATCATGTTATGTTCATGATAGGAATATATAGCGGCCTGCGTATATCCGATATACTCAAATTAAAAGTAAGGGATGTACGAGGGAAGGACGCTATCAAGATACGGGAAAAGAAAACCGGGAAAGAAAAGCTATTCCCTATCAATAAAGAAGTTTACCCGGTAATACAAGATTACTGTGTAAACATGAAAGACTATGATTATCTTGTACCCAGCAGCAGGGCGGTAAACAAAGCCGTTAGCCGTGAATATGCCTACAGGGTAATACACGCAGCCGGTGAGGTATTCGGCCTTGATAACTTAGGTACACACACTATGCGCAAGACCTTTGGTTATCACTTCTATATGCAGACTAAGGACATAGTATTGCTTATGAAGATATTTAACCATAACGACCAAAGCAAAACCCTTAGATACATAGGGATAGAGCAAAGCACTATTGATTCTGCAATGCGGAAATTTACCCTTAAAAAGGGTACAACTTCACAAAAATCAAAGACGTGAACTAAAACGGCAGGGCAAAAAGATTCCTTCTATTATATGGCTTACTATGTGTACATGGTAATATCAGTTTACACAATGGTACATATGTGAAGGGGCACAAGCAGCGGCGGTAGCGGCAGCGATAGCCCGCGCTTGTGCCCCGATAGCGTTTGATAGCCCCCCGGATGCCGAAAAACTAAGGGGGGTTCGACACCGGCGGCGGCAACCTAAGCAAACCCCTACGGGGGTAGCCGGGGGCGGGGGTTACGATGAACCCACAGGAAGGACAGCCCCAGCAGCCCCGGAACCCCAGCGGACTTAGCCGACGATACAGGGAAAGTAGGTGATGATATGGCAAGAAAGAAAGTCGTTGCGGAGCTTACCGCGATTATGGAAAAGATACCAGAGGATAAGCGATACATTGCGCAAAAGTTGATAGACGAGCTTGTTTTCATGCAGGAAACGCTTACAACCTTGAAACGGCAAATCAAGACGGACGGCACGCAAGAACACTTTGAGCAGGGCAAGCAGAACTTTGTAAGGGAAAGCCCAGCCCTTACCAGCTATACAAAGCTGATAGCCCGGTACGGCGCGTTGTATAAGCAGCTATGCGACCTTATGCCTAAATCTGTGGAAGCAGATACCGGCAATGCTCTTTATGAGTGGATGAAAGGCGGCAGCGAATGAACTATATTGAAAAGTACCTGCAAGCCATCCGGGGCGGCAAGTGCATAGTACCGGCACGGATACGGCGCGTTTATGAAGCCCTCGCAGACGATATAGCCAACCCCAAAGGCGGCTATGTGTTCGATCAGAAAAGAGCGGAGCGGCCTATTGAGTTTATAGAGCGATTCTGTAAGCACAGTAAAGGGGAATGGGCGGGAAAGCCCGTGAAGCTTGAACTATTTCAGAAAGCCTTTATAAGCGCGTTATTCGGCTTTGTGGACGCTGCTACAGGGCTTAGGAAGTACCGCGAAACAATGTTCTATGTGGCACGGAAAAACGGAAAGTCTACCATGCTTAGCGGCCTTGCCCTGTATATGCTGATAGCCGATAATGAACCCGGCGCGGAGGTATACAGCGTAGCAAGCAAGCGCGATCAGGCGCGGATAGTCTTTGATGAAGTCTTAAACATGGTGAAGCAAAGCCCGGACCTTGCCCGGACCGTAAAGAAGCGCAAGAGCGATCTATATTTTTCCTTGACCTACTCTAAAATGCAGCCGTTGGGGAAAAACTCTGATACGCTGGACGGCCTTAACAGCCATCTTGTTATCATAGACGAGCTACACAGCATCAAAGACAGGAACCTTTATGAAGTCATGAAACAGTCCCAGAGCGCAAGGCGGCAACCCTTGTTAATCATGATAACTACAGCCGGTACTATCCGGGAATGTATCTTTGATGATATGTACAAGTATGCCTGTGGCGTTGCGGACGGGACTATCAAAGATGAAACCTTTCTGCCTATCCTGTACGAGCTGGACAGTAAAGCAGAATGGGGCGACCCGCTAAAATGGGAAAAGGCTAACCCCGGCCTTAACCGTATCAAGAAGCTGGACGACCTTATAGCAAAGGTGGAAAGGGCTAAGAACAGCCCCCGCGATCTTACCGGCGTACTTGTGAAAGACTTCAATGTAATTCAAACTGTGGGTACAGCGTGGCTTACCTTTGAGGACATAAACAACCCGGCGACCTTTGACCTTGAACGGATCCGGGGCGGCTACGCCATCGGCGGCGCGGATCTGTCTATAACCACAGACCTTACTTGTGCTACCCTGCTGCTGCTGGATAAGCACGAAACCCGGTATGTAGTGCAGATGTATTGGCTACCGGCTGAAAACTTCCAAACAAGGGTACAAGAGGAAAAGATACCCTATGATAAATGGCTGGAAGCGGGGCAGCTTAGGCTATGCAACGGGAACAGCATCAATTATAGCGACGTGACAGCATGGTTTATAGAAATGGTAAACGCCTATGACCTGCTGATACCGTGGGTATACTATGACAGCTATTCGGCTAAGTATTGGGTACAGGAAATGGAGGAAAACGGCTTTACTATGGTACGCTGCATACAGGGCGCGAAAACCCTTTCCCTGCCTATGCAGATGTTAGGGGCAGACCTGCAAGCCAAGAAAGTAAACTACAATAATAGCAGCCTACTTAAATGGTGTATGACCAATACCGGCGTACAGACAGACCGCAACGGGAACATAGTACCCATTAAGGCACAAAGCCCGAAATACCGCATAGACGGCCTTGCAAGCCTGCTGGATGCCTATGTAGGCTTATACGAACACTACAACGAATTTAAGGACTTGAACGCATAAGAAAGGCGGTATGGAAGCTATGGCAGATAATAACAAGGGGCTTTACTTTCTGAAAGACAAGAAAGCAGACATATACAAGTCTGTATATGTTGCGCCCGATACATCATGGGGCAACCCTATAGAACACCTTGTAGCTGTAAGCCCCGTGCCCCTGTGGTGCTACACCAAGCAGCTAACGCAAGAACAGCTTTTGCTTCTTTGGAAGGTAACCCATTAAAAGTGTTAAACATTCCTTTAAAAGCTGGTATGAGCATCGGTGTATTGTTGGTTAGCGTTGAGTTAATCATGATGCTTGTT